CAGGAAACGTAAACGTAGTTATTCCTGATTCAGTTGAAAAAACTTACATCATTGAAAACGCAACATCAGGTGGATTTACAGTAACTGTTAAAACTTCATCTGGTTCAGGTGTTACTTGGGCTGCATCAGATAAAGGAACTAAAATTGTTTACTCTGATGGAACAAATGTTGTTGATACAAATTTAACAAAATTATCATCTGATTACTCACCACAATTATCAGCTAACTTAGATACTAATGGTTTTGATACTATTATTGATAATGGTTCAGCATTAGAAGATGATTCAAATAACGAATACATTAAATTTGCTAAAACAGCTACAGCTGTAAATGAAATAACAGTAACTAACGCAGCAGCGTCAGGAACTCCAAACATTTCTGCTACAGGTGATGATACAAATATTGATTTAAATTTAACTGCAAAAGGATTAGGCAGAGTTACATTTAATGGCACAGGTAAAATTCAAAGCCTTGCTGAAAAAGTAACTGTATCAGGTTCATTTGATTCTGATGTTGACTTTGACACACAAACACAAGGTGTTGTTTTAAGTACAGCAGCAGCTACAGCAAACTTTACTGTTAATTTAAGAGGAAGCGGTTCTGCTTCTTTAGATTCAACTATGGATGTAGGTGAGTCTGTAACAGTAGCATATATTTCTAAGCAAAACGCAACAGCGTACTATAACACAACAGTAAAAGTAGATGGAACAGGAGTAACTCCAGTTTGGCAAGGTGGATCTGCACCTTCATCTGGAAACATTTCATCAAATGATGTTTATACATACACTGCAATTAAAACTGCAGGATCAACTTTCACAGTGTTAGCAGCGCAAACGCAGTTTGCATAATAGGAGGATTAGAGAAAGATGCCAATTATAGGTTCTATAGCAGGCGGATCAGCTGGAGGTTACGGTCAACGTAAGGGCGGAAAAACAATCAGTATTGAATATTTAGTTGTTGCTGGCGGAGGCGCTGGCGCTGAAAACAATCAACCAGGAAACCCTGTAACAGGTGGTAGTGGTGGAGGAGCAGGTGGTTTTAGAACTACTACTCAAGATTCCACTGGAACTATCAGCATTGAAGTTGCAGGTGGAGCAGTTTGTGGAACAGGTACAGGTGCTGGTCCTGATGGTTCTGCTTCTTCTATATCAGGTGGAACAACTACTTTCGAAGCAACAGGCGGTGGAGGTGGAGTTTCTTATGCTAACGTAGGAAGAACTGGAGGTTCGGGATCAGGAGGAAGTAACGCGGGAGTTGGACAAGTTGGTGGAGCAGGTAATGCTGGTGGATATTCACCTTCAGAAGGAAATAATGGAGGAAGTGGAAGTTCAGTTGACGTTAACGGCGCTGCAGGCGGCGGAGGCGGAGCGAGCGCGGTAGGTAGTAACGCAGGTCCAACTAATGGAGGAAACGGTGGAGCTGGTTCCGCAAATTCAATTACAGGAACACCTGTAACATACGCTGGAGGCGGCGGTGGATCTGGATTTAATAGTCCAGGATCTGGTGGATCAGGAATTGGTGGAGTAGGTTCAAAACCATCAACAGGCGGAGCAGGTGCTGCAAATACAGGATCTGGCGGCGGCGGAGGATCAACTTGGGGATCTTTTAGACAAGGCGGTAATGGAGGATCTGGAGTAGTTATTTTAAAACTATTAACTGATGATTATTCAGGAGTCACAACAGGATCACCTACAGTAACTACTGATGGCAGTTACACTATTTTAAAATACACAGGAACAGGGACATACAAGGTATAAAGATGGCTTATTTTGCAAAGTTAGATTCAAATTCAAAAGTTTTACAAGTTTTAAAAGTAAACGATAACGAAATTATTAACTCTCAAAATCAAGAAGATGAAGAAAAAGGAATTAATTATTTAAGAGCAATAACAAGCTGGTCAAGCTGGAAAAAAACTTCTTATAATACTTGGGGAGGTAAGCACTATATTACCGATTCAGTAACAGGAGAAAGAACATTATCTAATGACCAATCAAAAGCATTTAGAAAAAATTATGCTGGAATTGGTTATACTTATGATGAAAGTAGAGATGCCTTTATTCCACCTAAAGAATTTGAGTCTTGGGTATTGAATGAAACAACTTGTAACTGGGAACCACCTGTACAAGCTCCAAACGTATTAGACCCAACAGATAGAAATCTTTATGAATGGGATGAATCTATTCAAAATTGGTCTGTTATTGGAACGTTACCAGAAGAACCAACACCATAGTTGATTTTTTTAGTATAATTTGTTATTATACTAAAAAAATATGAAAGATAAATTTTCAATAATTGAGTTATTTCCAAAAACTATTTATACTTCAAATATAGAAAGACCTTTTTCTAAAAAAGAATTAATTTTTTTTGATAAAAATTTAAAAAACATTAGTCCAAACATTGGAAATGTATCTAGTTTTAATTCTAGAATATTAAATGATGTAGTTTTAAAAAATTTAAAAAAACAAATTGATAAACATATTGAAAATTATTTTTATAATGTATTAAAATATAATAAAAAAATTAAACCTTTTATAACTCAATCTTGGCTTAATGTAACAAATAAAGATCAACATCATCATACTCATTACCATTCAAACTCTTTTATTTCAGGGGTTTTATATATTTTAGTAAATGAAGGACAGGATAGTATAAAATTTTATAGTAGAGACTATAATTTTTTTGAAGATATACCTATTGAATATAATAGATATAATTCAATTAATTGGTTTATACCAGTTAGATGCGGTGATTTAATTTTATTTCGTTCTGATGTGCAACACGGAGTAGATAAAAAAATTGAAAAATTTAATAGAATTAGTTTAGCATTTAATGTTTTTATAAAAGGTTCTTTAGGTGAAGAAAAACATTTTAATAAATTAGAATTATAAATATGAAAAATCTTAAATATGTTGATGATTTTATTTACGTAAAAAATGTAATAAATAAAAAAACTTGTAATAGTCTTTTAAAAAAAATAAAGGAAAAAGAAACTAGAAAACATAGTTGGTTTGAGTATGAAAAAAACAAAACTTTTTCTAGAGAAGAAAAAGAACCTGATGTATCAGATGCTAATACTGAAGAATTATCAGTTCTTTATCCATTAATAGGAAAAGCTTTGGATGAATATGAAAAAAATTTTAGTATTAATTTTGGAATGGTTTCAAGAATGACTACAATAAGATTTAATTATTATAATAAAAATTCAGATATGCGATTACATATTGACCATATTCATAGTATTTTTGATGGTAAAGAAAAAGGAATTCCCATATTAAGTTTTGTAGGTTTATTAAATGATGATTTTGAAGGTGGTGAATTTATTTTAAGAGATAAGAAAATAAATTTAAAAAAAGGAGATGTTTTAATATTTCCTTCTTGTTTTATATATTATCATAAAGTAAATACAGTAACCAAAGGAACAAGATATTCTTTTGTTTGTTGGGGGTATTAATTTACTTCTTTACATTATCTAGTAATTGTTTGTGATAAATAGAATTATTTAACAAATTTATTTTTAATTTATTGTATTCTTTAATACTTGGTTTTAAAGTTCCAATTAATTTGTTGCTAGATTGTTTTAATATTCCTAAACCATTAGCAACATATATGTAAGATTCTATATCAAAACCTATACAATTTTTTTTAAATATAGAAGAAACTAAATGTCCTGACTTTAAATGTTCATATTTCTCTAATAAACCTTCTGGCATTTTTGTATTGTTTTTAAAATTTTTCCAAAATTTAGAATCATTTCTTTTTGTTATATAATGTAAATATATAAAATCTAAAATATTATCTGTTGATTTTAAAAAATAATTATTAAATTTTTCTTTTATTTTTTCATCATTTGAATAAATATGTTGTATGTAATACATAAATTCTCTTAATTGTTCTACAGACACATATAATGAAGTTGATTCTAAAGGTTCTACAAAACAAGAAGATAATCCAACTGCCATACAATTTTTAATCCAAATTTTTTCAAAAACACCTGCTTCAAATGAAATTACTTTTTTAATTTCTATTTTTTCATTATAAAATTTTTCTGCTTCTTCTAATGCTTCATTTTGATTTATAAAATCACTATCAAATATATAACCCCTTCCTGTTCTATGTTGTAAAGGTATTTCAAATATCCAACCATTTTTCATAGCAATTGATTTAGTATATGGAAAATATTCTTGTTTTTCACTTGGAATAATTATTGTTTTTTTCATAGGTAAATTTTTAGAATAACTCTTCCATTTTGCTTTATATTCTTTACCAATTAAAAGTTTATTAAAACCAGAACAATCAAAAATAAAATCACAGTTATAACTTTTTTTATTTTCTAAAATTACAGAAATAATATTTTCATTTTTGTCTTTATTAAAAGAACATATTTTTTCTTTTATTACTTTTATACCTCTTTCTATTCCTATTTTTTCTAAATATTTTGCCATCAAAGTAGCATCAAAATGCAAAGCATAAAACATATTATAAAGATCAATTTTATTATTGTATAATAGATCATACGCATAAATTTCTTTTGTTAGCTTTTTATTGTTATCTAATAAATGTATTAAGTATTGTAGCCAACAGTCGTGAGTAAAAAGAGGTTCAAAACTAAATGGAGAAGCATTGTTTTTGCAATGAAATGGATGTAGATATTTTTTATTATCCCCATTCCAATTTTCAAAACTTATTCCGTGTTTTATTGATCCTTTTGTATGATATATAAAATCATCAATGTTAATTTTTAACAAATTAAGAAAATTTACAAAATGAGGTGTTGTTGCCTCTCCAACACCAATAATTCCAATTTTTTTATCTTGTATTAATTTTATTTCTGTATTAGGTAAAAATTTTTTTGCAAATAATGCGGTTAGCCATCCAGCGCTGCCACCTCCAACTATTAATACTTTTTTCATTTTTATATAAATGTAGCAACTAAAGTTATTCTATTTTTAAATTTAGGATGCATTGCGGTATGTTTTAAATTTTCAAAACATATTCCTTTAAATTTTTCAGGAGTTACTTTAATAATTTCTTTAGAAGATTCTTGCATAATGCAAGTTTTTGCATCAGGATCGCATTCATTTAAATATATAATTATTTGTTTATGGTAAAAAGGATGATCAATGTGCCATCCTGAATGTTCTTTTCCATTATTAAATGATAAATTATAATTTATTCTTGTGAAGAAATTAGGTTTTTCATCAATGCTTTTGCAAAAATTATTAAGAATATCTAAAGTTTGGATGTATATATTTTCATTAGATGTTATAGCTTTCTGTAAATTTTTACTTTTTTCTAATCGTTCAAGAACTTTATGTGAAAACCACATATTGTCTTCTTCTTCCCCTGTTGTTTTATTCTCTAAATAAAAAGGAAAATTGTTATTTAATATAATGTTTTGTAAAAAATCTTTATTAAATTTAGATAAAAAGTTTTTATTTTCTTTATATATTTTTTTCATATTATTAATTTCTTTATTTTCATTTCTTATACCATAGAACATACAATGTTTCAATGGTCATCTTAGAAAGATTTTCTAAATATTTAACTAAATTTTATGTAAATGATTTGATATTTAAACTAAAATGGACTATATTCTTAGCTAAGAAATAATTTAATGAACATAACGCAAAAAAATGAAGCTCATATTTTTCCATTATTTTCTAAAGTTGTTTATGTAAAACAAACTAACATTAATTGTGAAAAAATTTTACATTTAACAAATGAACAAAATATGGTTTCTGGAACACCATCTGATGCCAACAAAAAACATTTAAGTTTATCCTCAAAAAATAAAAAAGTTTTAGATCAAAATAAATATCAAGATTTAAAAAAAGAAATTATGAAAGAGTTTTATGAATATGCCCATCACACTTTACACTATAAAAATAATAAATTTAAAATGACTACTTCTTGGTTTACAAAAAGTGATTTTGGTCAAGAATCTAATTATCACCATCATAATAATTGTATGTTTAGTGGTTGTTTATATTTAAATATCGATGATAATTCTGGTGGAATTAATTTTAATAATTTTGAAAATTTAAGATTTAAATTACAAGCAACTAAATATGATGTTTTTAATTGTGTAGATTATACCATTATTCCAAAAACTGGGACCATAATTTTTTTTCCAAGCGAATTAAATCATAAAATTTTAATAAATACTTCTAAATTAACAAGAATTTCTCTTGCCTTTAATTTTTTACCTATTGGGAAAATAGGTGATACAGGAGATTCTGTGGCAAATATAAAATGAAAAAATCTTCTTTAATAGGTGAATATAGTATCAATAAAAAAGTATGTGACAGTTTAATTAATTTTTTTAAAAAAAATTCAAAGTATCACCGTGTTGGTACAGTAAAGTATACTAAAAATTTTAATGAAAAAAAATCTACAGATCTGGTCTTAGATATAAGTTTAGATTTTGATGAGATAAAAAATTATAAAAATGAATTATTTAAATGTATAGAAAAATATAAAAAAGATTACATTTATTGTGATAAAAATCAATCCTCTTGGGGGATTGTTGAAACTTTTAATATACAAAAATATAAACCTAAAGAAGGTTTTTTTGCATTTCATTATGAAAACGTAGGAAACGCTGTTTCAATAAAAAGACATTTAGTTTTTATGACATATTTAAATAATGTCCCAGGAGAAGGTGGCACAGAGTTTTTTTATCAAAAAAAGAAGTTTAAAGCTGAAAAAGGAAAAACTTTAATTTGGCCAGCTCAATGGACCCACACTCACAAAGGAATTATATCTAATAAATATACAAAATATATCGCAACTGGTTGGCTTAGTTACATTGACAATAATTAATAGATTTTTAAAACATTTAACTGCTATAGAATATCCAAAAGAAAAAACATCTTGGAATATTGCAGGTATATTAAAAGACAGGAATGCATATTATAAATATGATGTTAGAGATATGTTTAATCTTCCTGACGGAACCCCTGCTCAAAAAGGTAAATTAGATTCTAAAGCCGATAAAATGGTTTTAGAAATGGATGATAAATGGGTTATATTAGATTTAGAAGAACTTCATCAATACATAAAGAAAAATAAACTAAAGAAAGTCTATGTAAATGATTTGATATCTAAGCTAGAATGGACTATATTTTTGGCCAAAAAATAGTATAATGGTTTATTATGGCTTTAAAAAAACTAGGTTTCAAACCAGGATTCAATAAACAAACTACAGCATCAGGAGCAGAAGGCGAATGGATCGATGGTGATTTTGTTCGTTTCAGATATGGCTTACCTGAGAAAATAGGTGGTTGGAGACAACTAACTATTGCTGATAAAACATTGCCTGGAGCCGCGCGAGCCCAGCACACGTGGGCAGCAATTAGTGGCGAGAAGTACGCAGCCATTGGAACACACAAAGGATTATTTTTATTTTATGGTGATGCTTTTTATGACATTACACCTTTAGATACGGCTATTACTTCTTGTACTTTTTCATCAACAACAGGTTCAGCAACTTTAACTGTTAACAAAACATCTCATAATTTATCTGTTGGAGATTATTTTACATTTAGTTCTACATCATTACCTGGTGGAGGAGAGACAGGATATACAACAGCTGATTTTGATGACATTGCTTATGAAGTCATTACAGTGCCAAATGCAAATTCATTTACAGTTACAATGGCATCAAATGAATCAGGAACTGGTATGTCAGCACAAGGATCAACTTCTGTTAATCCATACGTAACAGTTGGTCCCGCGTTTCAAACTCCTGGTTATGGTTGGGGTACTTATTTATGGGGTGATTCAACTTGGGGAACAGCCAGAACAGTATCTGATGTAATTCTTGATCCAGGTAACTGGTCACTTGATAACTTTGGACAAATATTAATTGCAACCATTAGAGATGGTAGAACATTTACTTGGGACGCAGGAGCAGTAGGTGCAAGAACAATTAGAGCAACTGTTATGTCAGGTGCACCAACAGCATCAGCATTAACTTTAGTATCAGATAGAGATAGACACTTATTTCATTTTGGAACTGAGACAACAATTGGAACTGCATCAAGTCAAGATCCAATGTTCATTAGATTCTCGAATCAAGAAGATTATAATACTTACACGCCAACAGCCACAAACACAGCTGGTACATTTAGGCTAGATGCGGGGAACAGGATTGTAGGAGCCATATCTGGTAAAGATTATGTATTCGTATTAACGGATTCAGCAGCTTATGTAATTCAATTCGTAGGACCACCATTTACATTTTCAGTTAGACAGGTTGGTACGAACTGTGGATTAATATCTCAACACGCATTAAGTTATTCTAATGGTGCCGTTTATTGGATGTCAGGAGAAGGTGGGTTCTTTGTTTTTGATGGTACGGTTAAATCCATACCTTGTTTAGTAGAAGACTTTGTATTTAGTTCAGATGGAGATAATCTAGGTATTAATTATGATGCTGCTGAAAC